GTGGACAATCTATATCTATTAGTTCCACCTCTTCAGTTTTTTCATCTGGACAAAATTCAACAGTTAATGCTACTATAACACTTACACGTTTAGGTGGCATTACTGGATCTGCTAATTTATCAGTACCAAATTTACCAACTGGCGTAACTGCTAGTTTTACCAATAATCCATTATCAGGTGGAACACTCACATCAGTACTAACTTTAACATTTGCGTCTGATGCACCCTTAGTAAATCTTTCTGCATTTACTATCACAGCATCAGCTACTAATGTTCTTGGTGTTGTAGTATCATCAACTATTAACTGTACCGTTACTGTGACATCTAATAGTGATCCCGTTCCTAGTGGAACTTTATTAGTTGATACTAGAATTGGTGGTGCTCAGTCTTGGCAAGGGGCTGGAATTACTAATGCCGCAGGCGCATTAAGTGCTATTGCTAATAGGTGGAGTGGTGGAGCGAATCCATATGTATCTAGTGTGGCCGATTGGTATCCAACTGTAGGAGCATTTGCAACCGATGCTGATGGTACTGGTGCCTCTGCTATTCGTAGTGATGTAAATAGATGGGATCAAGGTGGTCCACTAGACGCAATCACACGTGATGGTGGTGGTGATGAATGGTCTATTGTACTTGCAACACCATATCCGCTTGAGGTATATGTACAGGTTGAGACATGGCTCAGCCGCACAGCGACAAGCGGATTTAACGCTTCACCAACAAATGGCGGTCCAACCGCAGTCATTGGACAACACACTGTTATAAATCAAAATGCGTACGACATTGGTGATGTGTCTGGTTTTAAATTCATGCATTTTTGGACCTATGCGCCAACCGGAACGCTATTTCAGGCGGCTACTGCCTATGAAGAATCTCGCTCTGATTGGTTATGGGCAGGTAGCTCAGTCGGGGGTGTAGGAATTATTGCACCACAGCTTACATATAACGCGTACTCGCATAGTTGGAGTCCAGCGGCGGAAGGCGCAACGTTTCCTAATGTATCTTCGCCGTACGCCCCAAATGGCGCGGTGCCTGCAAACAGCATGTGGCACAAACAGACGTTCTACTATAAAGCTGCAAGTTCCGAAACAGCTGCTGATGGCGTTGTCAAGTGGTGGCTCAACGGCATTCTCGTTATGAGCAAGACAAACTGCGATCATGGCAATTATCCGTTCAAGCGGTTGTCATGGACTTCCACACATCGCTGTGTGCAATACAACTCGGTAGAGATGCACAAGAACCTCGTGATCTGGACGCCGTAATATGGCATTCTCAACTCCAATCTTTAATATATATAAAAAATCAGTAGATGCAAATAATGTTACTACTGATGCTGTAGACTCTACTGGATGTAATTCCATTGAAATTTGTGCTTGCACTTATGGTGGTGATGGTGCAACACTAACTGATAGTAAAGGAAACACCTATGCGGCTCGTACTTCTAAACAGAATACCGGAGCTACAGAAAAAGTACAATTATATTATACAGATTCAACAGTTAATGGTGGCCCAATTAATGTAGGTAGTGGTCATACATTTACACTAACAGCAGTTACTAATGGTTGTTATCCAGCTATTGGTGCAGCTGGATTTTCTGGGGCACATACAAATTCATATGAAGATGAAGCTGCTGGAGTCAATTCAGTAGGTGGTACAACTGTACAGCCTGGAAGTAAAGCATCAATAGGTAATGGTCGTCTATTTATTGTAGCTGCAACACAAGATGCTACAACTACAAATTCATTTACAATAGATAGTAGCTTTATTGAGTTAGCTGATTCTCCATATACAACGTACTCTATTGGTATTCATTGGGCGTATAAGATCCAACCTAGCATTGGAGCAGAAAACCCTACTTTAACTTTTGTTGATGCTGCTATTGTTGGTAAAGCTTGTGTAATGGCTATATTTGCACCTGCTGCGGGCGGGGGTGGATCAACTCCTCCAGTTAAACAGCCAACAGTAACTGGTATTTTAGCTAGATTAGAGTCTGATGAAGTAGAAGAATTTGAAAGAAGATCACTAGGTTCATTTGGAAATGCTGCCGTATCCTCACTTCCGGATCTAAATCCACGTAATAGATTCATCTTCTTCTTTGATAAGAGATCAGTAGAGGAAGATACCGAGGAGAGTGAGAGAAGAGAATTAGCACGTAGAGGATTCGTCAAGAAGAATCCATACTATACTTATACCCTTCCAGTTGCTAAGAGGAAATATCCATATGTCAATATCGCTCAAGCAACACTTAGACAGATGGATGAAGAAGCTGAAGAGCTGGATAGAAGAAATCTTGGTTTATTTAGAGGGAGAACAAACCTAAGAGCTGCAATTCGAGTTAAGACTAATCCTTTAGTTCGTATTCTTAACGTATATTCTATGGTAAATAGATTAGATTTTGAAGAACAAGAAGAGGGTGATAGACGCTTTATGGCAAAAATGTTAAGACATAAAGATTTTTATCATACTTCAAATGCACCAACTCCAGTACCATCAAGAAATAATCTTTTCTGGTGGTTCCGTCGTCATCATCGTTAAAATTTCGCTAAATTCGTCGAGGAAACAAAAATGCCCAAAAGACCCGGCGAGGCATATAAGTTACCAAAGGCAACCTTGAGAGTACCTAAGGCGCCAAGGTCTTATAATGCAAAGAGGTTAACGATGATGAAGAAACGATTAAAACCACAAAGGCCACAATAATGTTAGCAAGACGTCCGCCAGGAATGGCATTACTCCGTATAAAGAAATGGACTCCCGCCCATACTCTAGTTGTTGTAGATATGGTCGGCGGGATGTCCATATCTGAAGCTGCTGAGAAACATGGCTATAGTTATTCTTGGGTCTCATGTTTAATGAAGACTCCAGAAGCTATAGCCATGGTGCAGAAGCTTCAAGATAATATAATTAAGAGGGCTGGTGAATCTCTTGGTGAGAGACTTAAGATGCTCCAACTTAATTCTCTTTCTAAAGTTGAAGAGTTTATCCAAGATGACTTTGGTCTATCAAGAGCTATGCCCATGCAGTACTTTGATAGAGCTATGAGAGTTGCACAGGCGACGGGGGTTATTGGTAGTGAGCGTTCTCCATCAGTAGTTATAAACGATAATTCTATTCATAACTCCCAAACAAACAATATCACTCAAGAGCAAGCTGATAATCTTTTAGCTGCTTTCTCAAAGGCAAATGAAGTGGAAAGTAAGTTCTTAGAGATACCAGCTAATGTCAACGGATAACTTTAATCCAGTTGATGCTGGCTTTCCTACTGAAGAAGAGAGAACTGATACCTTAAAGAAGGCAGATATCAGAAGAAATGGCTTGACTGATGAGCAGATAAAGCTCATGAGAATCAAAGCTAAGTCTGATCTCTTTTGGCTAGCTTATGGAGTTCTTGGTTACAACAAACTTCAAGTAGATCCACACGGTAAGTTATGTAAGTGGAGAGAAAGGTATAGATATAATAGATTCAAGATTACACTGTGGCCTCGTGGTCATTATAAGACAACAATTGGTACAATATCAGACTCAATTCAGACAGTACTTCCTGATGATCTAAAGAAAGAAACTTATCCATATGATTTAGGTCCTAACGTTCGTATTCTTTTATCACACGAAGTAGCTGGTATTGCTCAAGACTTCTTAAAGGAAATTGCGGGTCACGTTCTCAAGAACGAACTCTTCGCTACTTTATTTCCAGAGTTAGTTCCTACTTATAAGCATCAACGCATAAACTCTACTGAATTAGAGCTTCCCAGACAGCAACATCATAAAGAGGCTACATTCTCGACTGTCGGCGTTGGTGCTAAGTATCAAGGTCCTCACCATGACATTCTTAAGTTTGACGATATTTATGGCAAGGATGCTAGAGATTCGCCAACTGAAAGAAAGGGAATTATTAGTTGGGTAAACAATGCACAGTCTTTATTCGTAACACAAAAGACAGGCTTCTTAGATACATCTGGCACTAGATGGGCTCATGATGATGTATATGCACATCTCATGAAAGTATATGGTGCTCAGATGATTAGATACGTTGAACCTGTCTATAGAATACAGAAAGATGGATCTAAGAAGTTTCTCTGTGAAGAGATTATGACCTGGGAAAGTTCAGAAGTACTGAGGCAAGATCCAATTGTTTGGAATGCACAGTACATGAATGATCCCAATGAAGGTAAATCTGAGTTTGAGGATGAGTGGTTAAGATTATTCACATTTGACGCTTCTAGAAGAAAGCTTAGTGTTTACAATGGGTTTGAAGAGCTTGTTATAGATATTAGAGAGCTGGATATCATCATAAGTGTAGATCCAGCAAAAGATGGCATGACTGGTTATGTCATTACTGGAACCGATTCAGGATCTAGATATGGTATCTATACGTTAAAAGCTAAGATGGCGTCATTCACCACTGTATCTCTCACAGAGGAAATATTTAGAGACGTATTAATCTATAAGCCTAGAGTAGTATTAATAGAAGACGTGCTCTTCTCCTCAGTTTTAGTAGATTACGTTACTAGAGAAATGCAGCATCGTGGGATACGGTTCAATATTGAAGGTGTAAAGACTAAGAATGTTGAGAAAAACGCGAGAATAGCTGGACTCTCGGGATATTATCAAGCTGGTCAGATTCACCATGCTGATGATCAATATGATATCATTCAGCAATTCCGGGAATTTGGGAGAACTAACGTTACTCACTTATTAGATGCGTTAGCTCAATGTCGAGCATATTGGAGAAGCGCCGTAAATCAAAGAGTTATAGCAGCTCGGGAAGAGGGTATGAAACTTCTTATGGCTGGAAGAAGCAATTATACTGGATACTCGTCAGTTTATGGAGATTCAGATGGAGCGCCCTAAGAGTACTTTTGAAAAGACTCGTGAGAAAGTTACGACATCCAAATTAACCACTATTTCTGGCCCATTACTTATCCTTATGGGTGCATTAGTTCCTTCTGACGTGAGGGAGACTTGTCTCAATTCGATAAAGGATACTCAAGATCCAGTTTTAACGGGGGTGTTTATAAGCCTCGGAGCTTTGCTAGCGGTAATAGGTCCATCATTGGCGCAAAAGAAATCCTCCGACAGCTTACAAGATTAAAAGGCAAACGCTTGCCACGTAGTGAATGGTTCAAGAAGTGGAATAGACTTAGGTATTTGCTTTATCGTACGATAGAATATAGAAACTTTTTGGATTTAGTGAAGATGAGAGCTGGTTATAAGTGTGAACATTGTGGTGAATTAGGTCAAGAAGTTCATCACATTGTCAAGGTTTATGACGAACCATCGTTGGCTCTAGAAGAAAGCAACGGAGAATTCTTATGCAAGAAGCACCACAAGATGAGGCACAAAGGAGATTAAATAGTTTGATAGATTTGTTGGTTCCAATCTCTAGCAATAAAGATCAAATAGAGTTACGCTTAAATTCTATCAATCCATGTAACAATTCTATCAATCCATCTAACCCTCTTTCCAGGCGAGAACAAATAGATGGATTTACTAATTCTAACAAGTTTACTAATTCTAATAATAAGCACAGCGCCCGGCGGAGCAGTGAGTGAGCGAGCGTCGCGAACGCGGCGCGGAAGTTAGCAAGCGAGCGTGTACTACGCGCCGGGCTTTGCTGTGCGCACAGCTTCACCAATCCACGAACGAATTTCCGCGCCGGGAGCGGTACTCCCCAACGATTCCACGAAGTGGGCGGTTTAGTATCTTATGGAAATCTCTTATATTACTATCTGGCTTAATACAAGTGATACAGTTTCAATACAGTACTCTAAAGAAATTGTAGCTATATTAGATTCTATTTTGGCTGGTGAGTTTACAGGTCCATTTGTAGTGTTACCTTTTGCATGTAATCCAGAATCGGAATTTAGATGCAGAGAACATATTATAGTTGCATATAATATAGGTACTCTAGAATTATTGCATGGTCATAAAGTCTTTAGTGATAAAATAGATAAGCTTGTTAACCCATTCGAATAAAAAATGCCATATCCACGCCAACTAACTATTTCAAAAGATATTGAAGACGCAATGATTAGTTGGCTTGACACTGAGCTTACTAATCATGACGCTGAAAGATCTCCTTACTTAGCTGATCTTGCTTCTCAGCAAAGAGATTACATAGCTAAGAGGCCAACTGCACCAAATACATTTCCATTTCTAAATTCAGCAAATATAATCATACCTCTTACAGCGATAGCTTTTGAAGCGGTACATGCTAGGACGATGCAAACCTTATATGCGCTACCTCAGCATGTATCTGTTAAACTCCCTTCTCAGTTCGATGATATTGATGCTGATGTAGAGAAGTATCTTAATAGGACCTTACTTGATTCTATAAAGATACGCACTAAGATGGAACCAGCTATCATGGAACTTGAGAAGTTTGGGACTGGTATTGCACGTACAGGTTATGAAGATATCACAAGAAAAGCAGTTTTCGAGAGTGAAGATGGAAAAGAAGAAGAAGTTGAAGTCGTAATCTCACGTGGATCTACAATAGATTCTGTACCAAACTCACGTTATCTTCAACCATTTCAATCTCAAGATCCTCAAGTTTCTCCTTGGGTTGGTGAGATTCACACATTCACTCCAACTCAAGTTTGGTCTCTTGAGAAAGCTAATTTCTTAAAGAAAGGTACAACTAAGTCTCTACAAACTTGGGTAGATAATCAGTCTACTAGAGATCAAGATACTCAAGGTTACGAGCGAGCCTTAGACGATGCTACTAATAGAGTAGCTATCTTACCAAAAGAATTAACTTTCTATGAAATTTGGACAGACTACGATTTAGGTAAAGGCCCACAAGCTATTTGTATTTGGTATCATCGTGGCTCTCGTACTATCTCTTCCCTATGGAACAATTGGCATCGTGATTTAAGACGTCCATATAGAAAAGGTAATTACATTCCAATTGAATTTAGATGGACAGGAATTGGAATTGCTAAGCAGAATGAACAGTTTCAAGAAGAAGTAACGACTCAGCATAGACAGAGAATTGACAATGCAACTATTGCTAATTCTCAAATGTTCAAGGTCCTTAAAAACTCTTCAATATCTCCAAACGAATCTATCTACCCAGGTAAGATGTGGTTCGTAGATTCAATGGATGATATTCAAGCTATGCCAATGTCTGATGTTAAGGCTTCTTCTTATAACAATGAAAGTCAAGCAGTTATCTTTTCTCAGCAGCGCACTGGTATTAATGAATTAACACTTGGAATGCCACAAGTTGGTACTCCAGGAACAGCTACGGATACTGGAGCTAGAGTCCAAGAATCTGCTAGGAAGTTTGACTATGTTTATGGTAACATTAGAGAATTTGATCTATCTATAGTAAAGGATACAGTTCTCAATCTCGTACAGTTTGGTGCGAGAGAAGCTGAAATCTTTAAGTATCTTTCAAAGGGACCTGAAGTTGAGATGTTCTTCAAGAATCCCTTTGATCTATTTAAGAATTGGCTTATTATGGAGATCTCCATAGTAGGTGCAAACGCTAATAAACTTTTAGATAGACAATCTTGGCAACAGATTACACAGGGTGCACAGCAATACTTTGAGGGCTTAGCTAAGTTTGCAGAGATGAAGCAAGATCCTGCAATTATGATGTCTATTGCTGATCAAGGTATGCTTGCTATAAATGAGATCTTCCGTCAATATCTCGAAACATTTGATATCAGAAACATTAACCGTATTCTTTATGTTCCTAGACCAACTCCCGGAGGAGCAAGTCCGATCCCTCCTAATCCTAACGGAGGACAAGCAATACCGAGCACTTCTAGCATTCCTTCAAGCACGACACAAATCACTAATCTCTTCCCTAATCAACTTTTCCCAGCCCCTGGAAGCCCAGCAATTGCAGTCTAAGATTAAAGAAGTTGAGCAATTAATCCACGAATTAGATCCAACTACTCTTAAGGAAAAGGTAAAGAGTTATGACCGTAGAATCATCCAACCCGCCATCGAACGAATCAGAAGTACAGAGCCCGCCTATTAGTAATGATCCACCTCCAAATACTCCTCCAAATAATGCTGAAGGCCGACCTTCTCCTGAAGTTTTAGCTCTAATTCGTGAAGCAAATGAAGCAAGAAGAAGGGCTGAAGAAAGAGCAGAGAATATAGAGAGACAAGTTCGTGATGCTGCAAATGCTCCTGCTGCCATCGTAGATGATCCTGAGGCTTTTATTAAGAATCCTCAGTCTGAAATGTCTAAGATGGTTAAGCGTGAGATTGATCAGACGATGCGGCCTGTGTTAGATTTTGTTCAATCATTTCAACGTAACAACGCTATTGGCCAGTTAAAGAACAAAGTTCTTGATGACAATCTCCCTGCTCACTTTAAGCCAGCTAGAGAACAGTTCTTTAATGCACTTGATTCAGAAATCATTGGCGATCCTACGTATGATTCTGTAAGAGCAGCTTTCTATATTGTATTAGGTAAAGCTGTATCACAGTATCAACCCACTAATTCTCCAGTTTCTTCAAACGTTCCTCCAAATAACCAAAATACCGTGACTCCTCCTCCTACGATTCCAAATTCTCCAACTCCTCCACGTCAGGAGAATGGTCTTAGAGCTTTAAGCGAACAAGAGGAGTTTGCACGTAAACAGTGGGGAATGTCTAAAGAAGAATTTCTTGAGAACTTAGGCGAAACAAATGGTCCAAACTATGGTAGTTCGATTAACGTACCTTATACTCCTGCAAAGAAATGAGCGAAAGAGAAATAGACATTACAATTGTAGACCCTAGATTAGCTCAAGAGCCAACACAAGAAGAAGTTAAGCAGTTTACAGATAGAATTGCACAAGTTAGAACGAGAAGTCATACTAATTCTAGACTTGAAGTTCCTCTTCCAAAGGAACTACACGGAGAGTGGGTGAATAGAATGGATGTTAATAAGGTACATCAATATGAATCAATGGGCTTTCAAATTGATACTATCTATGGGAGAGATAATAAGCTTCATAATGATGGTATCTCAGATCAAACCATTATTGGTGATGTTGTTTTCATGACAATACCAAAGTGGCAGAAGGATGCTTATGATCGTGAACATAGAATGGCTTCAGATGCAAACAATAATCCTAAGCGTACTGGTAAAGAAATCTCTGGCTTAAAAGGTGAGATTAATAATCCGGAAGAAGGTATCCTTACTCTTGATACTGAAAAGTATGGTCTCAGTAACGAAGCTACATCCAAGACACTAGGTGAACCTTCACAAGGATAAGAGAGAATGGGCGTCATTAGGATGGAATTTGCGTTCCGCAAGGGTGGCGGAGGCGAAGAAATTTCAGAAGAGCCATATACAACTGGACAGACTTTTGTAAAGGGTGCTGTTCTTAAAAGAGTTTCTGGTGAAGTTGTTATTGCAACTGTATCAGAAACAGGGGCTGTGATTGTTGGTGTAGCATTAAATGCTGCTGCTACAAAGCCTGGTTATGATGCAGCTAATTCACCAACTGTAATTACTGGTAGAGTACAGAAAGTTGGTGTGTCTCTTGCTTCTCGTAATGCAGTCTTTAAGGCTACATTAGTTAATAACTCTGATACTCCAGTTGCTTGTACTAATGCGAATATCGGTGTTTCATATGGTTTCCGCATTGTTAGTACTTTCTGGGCTATCGACAAGAATATTACAGCTACGAATGACGGCGTTACGATTGTTGGTTATGATCTTACTGATCCAACGATTGTATACTTCACCTTTAACGCCGCTGATTCGGCTCAGTAAGGAGATATAATGATTGTAAGTTCTGGCTTTAATTTACTTTTCCGTCCTGGTCTTAGAAAGGACTTTAGAACGGAATATAATATGTATGAGCCTGAGTGGATGCAGTTCCTCAAAGCTGGTACAACCAGTGATGAAGAAGGTTCTGCAACTATCTTTGCTTATATTAATAGACTTTACGAGCGTGGCGAAGGTGAACCTTTCATCTTCACTCAGCCTAAGATTGGCCCGAAGGTTATGTGGGTCAATAAGGAATTTGCTGGTGGTTATCAGATTACTAAGCGCGCTGTACTTGCTGATAAGTACAACGTTCTTAAGACTGGTGCTAAGCAATTAGCACGTGCCGCTCAGCTTACAAAGGAATATCGTGCTGGTGGTTTCCTTGATGATCTTTTCACGGGAACTTACTACAAGGGCATTGATAATCTTGCTTTTATGTCTACTGCACATACCATTATTGGTTCTGCAGGTACTACATTGTCCAATAAGCTTTCTACTGCTGTTGGACTTTCGATGACGTCACTTACTTCAATGATGGATCTTTTTGGCCAACTTAAGGATGAGAACAACGATCCTATTAAGTCTTGGCCAACTAAGATTATCATTGGTAATGATGCTGGTAATCAGAACAAGATTATTCAGTTATTAGGCTCTCAGTTAGAGCCATTTACTGCTGATAATCAGGATAATCCTTTGAAGAAGCGTTTCTCTGGATTAACTCCTATTGTTAGCCGTTACATGACTAATCCTCGTTGGTACTTCTTAATTGATGAGAAGCTCAACGACATGCACTTAGATGTCAGAGTTCCTCTTGAATTGAGAGATTGGTACGACGAATATATCAGCGCCATGTTAGTTTCCGCCTCGGAAATGTATTCGTTATATGGCGTGGATTGGAGAGGTTGGGTCGGCACGAATCCAACGTAATCTACAATGGCCGGAATTACTCATCACACTTATACAGAATATAGACGTTCTGGAAAAGACGTCGAGAATGGTTCTGTAGGTGGCAATACAAAGAGATATATCGCCGGTGGTGCTTTGAATGTTGGCGATATAGTTCTTTTAACTGCTGCTGATACAGTTAATAAATCCGCTACTGCTGCTGATCTTGCAGCCTTTGCGGGTGTAGTGGTAAGTGGTGATCTTTTATCAGGACAAATTCCAGACGATACTTCAGTCGCTTCTGTAAATGCTGCATCGTCTGGTGGTTATGCAATTGTGCAATATAATGGCATTGCATATGTTCTTGCTGGTGGTACTGTTACAATTGGAACACATCTCTCAGTAATCGGAGATACAACGGCTGGCAGAGTTATTGCTGGTACAACTGCTGGTATTATAGTTGGTACTCCTGTTGAATCTGGTTCTGTTGGTGTGTTGTTCAGAATCTTAATTAATCAGCGTTAAGTTTTTTTGTGTGATAAATGGGTGTTATATAGATTACTCCTTTTTCTATATAACACCTATTTTTTTACCTACTACGAAAATGCAAATACCACTACTTCTATTAGCAAGTCCTTCATTAAAAACTGAGTATGCTAGAGTTTATATAAGTGAAGGTAAATATCTAGTAAGCAGCAATCATAAAGATTCTAGAATATCTATTTTCTCTAAGTTAGCAGGTGAGTATATTGGTAATATAAATGATAAAGCAAAGATAGATATTGATCAGTCTTCTGAATATTATGTGCAGTTTAATGTTGTTGGAAAAGAGCAAAGTATTTCTCTCTTTTTGGAAAGAATATAAATGTCCCTAACACAGGCCCAATTTAGAACAGAGCTTAGAGAACATCTTGGCTTAGATTCTACAGAACTTTCAGATACCGACGCTGATCTTCTTCTTAATAGATCTTTCTGGGAAATAGCAAAGAAATTTAAGTTTAGATTAAAGGAAACAGAAGAGACTTTTGCTACAGTAGATGGTACTAGAGTACACTCCTTTCCTTCTGGATATCAATCAATAGAAAGAGTTATTCTACTTCCAACTGATGTTACACTTAATATTCAGCTCTTACCACTAAATTTCGATGAAGCTGCCCAAAATAAAGATGATGATTCAGATTCACGTGGACAGCCGACACATTATTTTATTCGTGGCAGTGAGTTGTGGTTCTTCCCTATTCCCGATGATGCTTATAGTGTCACCGTATATTACAAACAAACTCTTGGTGATATTATAACAGCGGGTACTGGTTTACCAGAGGGTTGGGATGATGCAGTTCTCTTTTCTTCTGTCTTTAGAGGTCATGCAAGATTAGGTAATACGTCTAAAGCGTCATCTTTTAGACAGATGGCTAAAGATATTCTTGATACTCTTCCTGATACAGAAACAGAAGAGAAAGTTGATACACAGTATGCACAAGTTCAATCTCTTAGACCTAGGTATCCTTAATGGCTTTCTCAAACGTATGGTCTAATACAGGATGTAGTGATTCTACAGCTGCAAATAGCATAGACAACGAACTAAATAAAGCTCGCTTAGATATTGCTGAACGTTTGATGGCAATACTAGGCATAGCTGATTTTACTTTAGATCCTATTACACTTACAGCTATTCAGTCTAATGGATCAATTATAATCACAATTAATACTAAATTACCCTATACCCCGGAATACGATGCAGGGAATAGTGGCACAACAAAGACATTAGATTTCATAGCTAATGGCCCAAGTCAAAGATTAACTATGACTGGGAACTGCACTCTGACTATAACACAACCTCCTAATGGAGCATCTGGTGATCTTCTTGTAGTAGAAGGCGGTTTTGCTTTAACTTGGCCATCTAATGCTGAAGCTGAAGGTGATACTACGCCAACTCCTACAACTACAGCAGGTAAGGGAACTTTATACTGGTGGCGTTCAACAGCTTCTAAGGTTATATATGGGATTGCAGCGACTAATGTCACTCTTTCATAGTGCTCTGGGGTCTAGAAGACCAACCTCATTTCCATCTTTAGCTCAGACTGGATTATTAGTTCAGACTACAGATGACTATACAAACTTTGCTGTTTCATTTACAGGAGTAGGTAGAGCACCGGGAAGTAGCGTATTGGAACTAGAATATTCTAACGATAACTCTACTAACTGGACTCAGTTTGCTACTTTCTCTATTGACTTTCCTCGCGCTGGTTCTATATACGCCGGGGGAGGTGGTGAGTATTCTACTAATTTCTCTACTCTAACTTATGCAGTAGGTAGAGGATTTAGGGGGAGATGGGTAAATTCTATTTTGAATTACACAGGATCTTATACTTCTTTAGGTGTTACTACACATACAGCTTGGAATATAGGTTTAACTCCAGCTGCTCCTGATGCCATTAATAGTTATTTATACAATACGCTTAATGGTGCTACAGGTGAGATGCACCCGAGCTTTGATCATGTTGCTGGTGTTCAGGATAATAACTACTCAGGTCAACTTATTGAGTATAAGATAAGAAATTATTACTCAGTTGATGGATTTCCTCCATTAGACTATGTAGCTAT